GAGTTGTTTACATTCCCTAGTGGAAAACATGATGACGTGATTGACGCATTAGCTTATATACAGGACATTAGTAGGTTACCAGGTGAATCATCAAATGATTACGAACACAATAATTATAGTGCTTATGGAACCTAAACAAAATAAACTTAAAAAAAATAAACCTAAAAAAAAGAAAACAAATAGACTAATAATAAAAAAGATAGATGACCCAATATATAGGGCATCACTATCTATAGTAATTGGTGATTATGATAAGTCAATTAAATATATTAAAAGTTGTAAGATAGGTATAGATGATTTTGGAGAAGAATCTGAGGGTAAGTTTTACGGGTCAGATGGTTTTTCTATTATCTGGTTACCAAGATTGAATTTATTTACCTTAATACATGAATTGTATCATTATACACAAAATACATTACATAATAAGGGAATACCAATAAATGCTGATAATGATGAAGCTGGAGCATATTTTATTGACATGATGTTCCAACGTACAGCTAAAGCATTTAAAATCAAATCACTAATAGAATAAAACAATATGGAAGAAAACAAAACAATAGACCCTAATAAACTAAAGACCGAAGAGTCTAAGGTTGATTATGTTGTCAATTTAAAAAAGAAATATGAACAGACTACACAAACTCAAAGAGCTGAGTGGAAGAAATATGTAGACGCACAGGAAGCAACATTTAATGGTGTTGCTATTCCGTTTCAGTCTCAACACTTCGTTCCTAAGATTTCAACAGCTGTTTCTATTATGACACCTATTGTTATAGGAAACTTCCCATCTTTCAAAACAGTTCCAATAGGAATTGAGGATGTTCCTAAAGCTAAGGTAATGGAAAAGGTATTGAAGTATCAAGCTGATTATGAGTTAGACCTATACTCTCATGTTGTACAGTGGGTAACACAAGGTGCTTTACTAGGCACTTCATACATATACTCTCCATGGGTTGTAAGAAAAGGTGAAGATGGTAAGAAGATATTTGATAATATTGAACTAGAAGTAGTTTCTCCGTTCGATGTTTTTTATAACCCGTTAGTTCCTAGCATCTCAGAGTTAGAGAAAAGAAACCTTCCTTTTATAGCAAGGTTCTGGACTACAGTAGATGACATTGAATCAAACCCTCTATATAAGGATAAGGTTAAAATCAAGACAGTGAAGAAAGCTGATGAGGGAATTGGTAGAAATGAAGGAGACAATGGTTATGAAAGTTCTGACATACTTAATGTACAGAAGTTTAATGAAGATAGTTATCTTTACTCAGATGTAAAGAAACTTGTTGTTTACTATTGTTGGACTAAAGAGAAACTAACAGTCGTAGCAAGAGGCGCAGATAAATGGCTCCTTTATGATGGCAAGAATCCTTGGGAAATAATTCCTTATACTGACTTTAAATGGGAAATAGACCCTGTACCATCCCGTGCTTTTGGTAGAGGAATAGGAAAACAAGGAATGGATATTGCAGATGTTTATAACAAACTATTTAACCAACTGGTTGATAATGTTAGGAACTCTGCTAATCAAATGTACCAACGTAGACGTGGTGCTCGTATTGACCCACGACAATTAATCTCCAGACCATCTGGATTTATAGATGTAGATGAGATTGATAAAGATGTAAAAGCTGTTGATAACAGGATTGATATTGGACCAATATCTCAGTTACTTCAAATGGTTGACCAACAGTTCCAAACTGCTACAGCTAACACTGATATTGTTCAAGGTGTAGCAGGAGCAGATTCTGCCTCTGAAGCAATTATCCTTAATAGGAATACAGCATTGAGAATAGAATTGATTCGAAAGAACTTTGCTATTGCACTACAAAGGCTTGGTAGGATTATTAAACACATGGATTTACAGAATATTAAAGACCTTAAGGTTATTAGAATCTTTAATGAAGAGTCTGATAAGTTTGAATTAGAACAAATCAAGAAAGACCAGTTCGATGGTAACTATGACATTCAAGTTGAACCTGACGAATCATTACTGGTTAATAAAGACATTATGAGAAAACAGTTACTTGACTTAGCTAATCTTACTAAGGAAGATCCAGAAGCTGGAATCAATAGACAACAGCTTTATAAAGAAATTACCAGAGGTGGTGTTAGAGATGTAGAGAAATTCTTTAAAACCCCTCAGGAGATTGAAGCAGATAAGAAACAAGCTCAAGATGCTCAGATGATGGCAGGTGGAGGAATCGGATTAGACGCACAGGCTCAAGCAATCAACGGACAGAAGCTCCCAGCACCAGAGAATGGAATAACCGATAAAGGGATGATGCAGGGGATAAATGCTCAGAATCAGAATTAAACAACCTAACATATACCTATGGAAAAACAATTAGACAAAGAGGCTTATCGAATAAGCCTAGAGGATAGCATAGAAAATAAAAAGTGGGCAGAGAAGTTTCTCAAGACAAACGATTGGAAAAGGTTAGCCACATTTATTTCAAAGGCTTATCCAGGAACGAGTCCTTATGGACTAGAGACAATGGAACAGATTAAAGCTCAAGGTGGCTTTATAGAGGGATTAACATTCCCAGAAACATTGTTACTTTCTCTTATTGCAGAAGGTAAGGACGCAGAACAAGAATTAAAATCAAACCCTAGCGCACAATAATAACCAAAATTTGTGCTTTGGATAGGGGTAGTGTGGGGTTTTTTAGGTGGCCACACATTGCTCCACTCCAGAGCGTAATACTGTTGATACTTTAAAACATTAAAGGTTGGGTATGAACGTGAAGGCCTAGAATTAATTAAAAACTCAAAATCAAATGGAAAAAGAAAATAAGAATAACCCAAATGAGACCCCTCAAGCAGACGCTACCAACGTTGATGCTGGAGGACAAGCCAACATGGAGGCTCTTAAAGCTCAGATAGCTAACCAGAACGCGACCCCTGAAGCCACAGGGACACCCGTGCCAGAACAAACGCCACCAGAGGAACCGAAAGCGGAGGCAACCGCTAAGAAGTATGCTGGTAAATTTGAAGATGCGGATGCAATGGAAAAAGGTTATGAAAATCTTGAGAAGAAAATCGGTCAGAAATCTGACTATGAGAGGTTAGGAGAGAAGTTGCACAAGTACTCTGGTCAAGAGCTTGTACAACTTGAAACAGAATTAGACAATGCGTCCAAGACTGTGGCTCCTACCGCACAACCTCAAGGTGACACCCCTCAAACTCCAGACCCACAAATAGCGAAGCTTGAAAACGAGATGAAGTTAGTAAAAAGCGAAAGCTTAATGCGAAAATTATCTGAAGAAAAAGCAGCTCTGTTTGCGGAGACTCCAGAGGCCAAAAAGTATGAAGGTACTATAGATGACCTATGGAAAAACGTTGACACAAAGAAAACTGTTAGAGAAATCTATACAGAACGCTTTGCACAAGCGGAGGAGGCTATAAAGAGCGAATCAGACGACAAGAGTAAGGAGGGATTTTCTGTGGAATCTTCTATTGGGAAACAATCTGGTTCAGTTGATGATCTAGACCTTAGTAAGCTCACTGTTGAGCAACTAAGGGACGTTCTCCCAAAAGTAGAAGCCTAAGATAATCCCACACAAATAAAATGACAGCAAATCAAACATTAACAAGTTCCATCACAGAATTGATCATGGGTTATTATGACAAACTTCTATTAGAGAAGTTACGTGCTAATACATTCATGTATCAATTTGCTGAAAAGAAAGCATTACCAAAACATTCTGGTAATACAATCACTTGGAGCAGATATACTGACTTCGCAGCTAGTTCAGCCCTTACTGAGGGTACTACACCAGATGCATCAGTTACATCAGCTTCTAACGTTTCAGCAACAATCGAACAGTACGGTGATTATGTACAACCATCAGACGTATTAGTTATGGTAGCTATTGATAACCAAATTGAATCTATCGTAGATTTACTAGGTTACCAAGCAGCTTTAACTATTGATACTCGTATTAGAAACGGTTTACTAGGTACATCTTCAGTTCCATCCGGAGCTAAATTACCTTTACAGTACTGGCATTCTGGCACATCAGCTGGTTATATTGCAACTCTATCAAGTGTCTTAGCAGACATGACAATGGATACCAATAACCTTCGTGAAGCAGCTTTCAATCTACGAAGATTGAATGTTCGCCCATTCGAAGACGGCTGTTTTGTCGCAGTTGCTCATCCAAACGTTATTAAAGGTTTGGAAAGTGACGATGATTGGCAAACTTGGAATCAATACATCTCTAAAGAAACAATGTGGAAAGGTGAAGTTGGAAAAGTTTACGGTGTAAGAATCGTAGAATCAACCAACATGTACTCAACTACATCTGGAGCTGGAGCTAGCACAACCGCTCACTTCACACCAGTCTTTGGTAAAGGATGTTATGCAGTTACTGAACTTGATGGCGGCGTAAAAACCTTCATTAAGAACCCTAACAACAACGATACAAGTAATCCTTTGAATCAATGGTCAACCGTTGGTTACAAGGCTACTTTTGCTACACAAGTATTACACTTGTCAGCAGGTCGTGTCTTGGTAACAGCAGGCTAATACAACTTGTAAATGCAAATTTAACAATTTGTAAGTTCCTCTGGCGGAGGAGACTCTCCCCCGTCAGGCTGAACCTATAATTATATGAAAAAAATCATAATAACTGGAGGCCGAGGGTTTATAGGATCACACCTCGCTAACAGGTTACAAAAAGAAAAGAACAATGTTATCGTGTTAGATAACCTTTCACATCCTTCAAGGATAAAGCTTCATAATACTATAAGGTATAGATACGGAGATGTTCGTCATATGGAAGATATAGAACCACTAATCAAGTGGTGCGATATTGTCTATCATCTAGCGGCACAAATCCACGTAGATAAGTCTATTACTAATCCGAAAGAAACGATTGATATAAACGTGCTAGGTACACTGAACGTTCTTGAGGCTGTGAAGAAACACGACAAGGAAATGGTGTTCGCTTCAACATCAGAGATATATGGTACGGCACAGACTGGAAAGATGAGTGAGTTACATCCGCTAGACGCACAGTCACCATATGGTGCTTCTAAACTAGCAGCAGATAGATTATGCAAGGCATATCACAGTACATATGGTACGAAAGTAAAGATACTTAGAAACTTTAACACCTTCGGTCCAGGACAGGCAGATGGTGGAGAAGGAAGCTCTTACGGAGCTGTGATAGGAATATTTACTAGGCTGGCGCTGGACAGCAAACCAATGGCAGTATTCGGTAATGGTGAGCAGGCTAGAGACTATATGTATATAGATGATGCTATAAACGCATATATGCTTGTTCAAGAGAAAGGAAACTACGGTGAAGAATATAACGCTGGTACAGGAGTTCCAATAACAATCAATAACTTAGTAGATTTTATAGAAAATAATATACTACCAAACTCTGGTCACATCAATGTAGATGATAGACCAGGAGAGGTAAACATGTTGTGTGCAGATGCAACAAAACTAAGAGCACTCGGATGGGAACCAGAGAAGGTTACCTTTGAAGAAAAGTTAATGCGATTTATTAATAGTTATAAGAAATCATTAATAGAAAAAAAATGAAAACACCTAAAGTAAAAAATAAAAAGTTTTCTATTGTTATCCCAGTTTATAAGTCAGAGAAATATCTGAAGGATACATTGGATGCAATAGACGATCAAGACTACAAAGAGTACGAAAAGATAATTGTTGTTAATAAAGACAACAAAAAGGTTATTAAAATAGCAGAGAAACGCAAGTGTGTACTTGTCACAGTAGACGAGGACAAAGGAGCACCTTATGCTAGGAACAGAGGAGCAGAGGCTGCAACCGGGGATTACTTAATGTTTATAGACCCAGATGTATACCTTAATCCAGGAATCTTAAAGATATACGAGGAAGAGTTTAGAAAACATCCAGAGGTTGGATTCGTCTATGCTAGTTATGAAATACTAACCACACCGGGAAGTAAACCTAGTATTATAGCAGGAAGAAAGTGGGACAAGTATCACCTTAGTTGTAATAACTTTATATCAGGAGCAAACCCACTTAAGAGAGAATTGTTTAAAGGACAGGACGAAAGTTTGAAGAGTTTGCAAGACTGGGATATGTGGTTGACTTTAGCAGATGACGGAGTTGAGGGATACTTTATTGAAGAACACATTGGATTTAAAACAGAACCACCAAGAAAGGGTTCTGTATCTATGGACAGCTCTAAAAATTGGATTGCTAGAAGAACAACGGTAAGAGAAAAACACGGAATTAAAGATAGAGACATTGCAGTTATTTCAATGGGTGCACCACACCACGGTTTAGCAACAGCCAAGATACTTAATGCTGATTTTTATGATGTACCTATTCATAAAGAGAATAATTATAAGTTAGTATATCTATTAGGGTTTTACCCAACAGGAGCAGAGATGCATATGCGTTCTTTAATAGACAATGTCAACAAGGGAAGCAAAAGAATAGTTCATTGGATTGGTACAGACGTATATCAAATGTGGCACCAAACTTCTTATGCTGGAGTTTCTGACTTGAAGAAGATGTTCAAGAAATTCAAGGTTACACACTGGACTGAATATAAAACTACACACGCTGAAATGAAAGCTATGGGTATTAAGACAGATATTGTTCCATTACCTTGTGAGAAACAATTAGATGTACACGCGTTACCGAAAGAGTTTTCTGTTGGAGTATATATAAACCCAACTCAAAACATGTATTATGAAAACGAAATGTATGATATTGCTAGAGCCATGCCAGACATTAAATTTAAGTTCTTTGGAGATAAAAATAAGACAGGTAAGACAGAAGAAAACTGTGAGTGGGTTGGATGGGTTGATATGGAAGATTTTATCAACGAAACATCTTGCTTACTACGTATTACCGTTCACGATGGATTACCACTAGGACCTATTCAGTTCTTTATGAAGGGACGTGACGTGGTTACTAACGTAAACTTGGACCATGCATACATTATAAACGAGAAAGAGGGCAATAAAACAAAGAGCCAAATCCTTAAATCAATTAGGGAGATAAAAGAAAAAGGAACAGTCAACGTAGAAGCATCAAAGTTTTACAATAAACTAATGGACCATGACAAGTTCAGAGAGGTGGTATATGCCCAAAAAAAATAGTTCAAAAGAAGAACCATTAATTTCAATAGTTTTACCAACATATAATAATGATTGGTGTATATCAGAGGCTATACGTTCAATTCTCGGACAGACATATACTAATTGGGAGTTGATAGTGGTTGATGATGGTTCCACAGACACAACAAAAGATGTATTGAAGTTTTGGGAAGGTCATGATAAACGTATTAAAGCTATTTATAGAGAAGAGAATAAAGGTATAGCATACAGCAGGAATGAAGGAAATGATACCGCTACAGGAGAATTAATAGCGGTTATGGACTCAGATGACATTATGTTAGCAGAGCGTTTAATGGCTGCAGTAAAGACATATCAGGATAAGAAGTATGATGTGTTATATACATCTTACTATAGGAAGAATCCCGGTGGAGGTGTAGAAGAATTACAAGAAGTCCAAGAAGAGTTTACAGACGACTTACTTGAACCAATACAACAGATTCCACATCTTACAATGGTAGCTACAAAAGAAACATTTGATAAGGTTCCATATAGAAATGATAAGAGAGTAAATGATGATTGGTTCTGGTGTGTTGATTTATATAATTCAGGAGCAAAATTTGTAGGACTAAATGTTCCAACAATGATTCATCAGGTTAATCCTAATGGAGTATCTATGAAATATCAAGCTCAATATAAAAAAGATTATAAAGAGTGTCAAATTAATAAGAAACTAAGAAAACAAAATGAACAAAACGCTTAAGGGGGCATTGCCTAAAAAGGCAACGCCTAAATCAAAGAAACCTAGCATCATGTTCATCCCTTGGGAGAATAGTGGTGTTGGATTATATCGATTGATTGTTCCAATGCTTTCACTTGCAGAGCGTAAGTTAGCTGGAGTAGAAACCATTGATGAGTTTTCAGAAGATATGACAAGGAGTGTTAAAGTTGATCTAAAGCTTATTGAAGACAATCTAAACAAAAAGAAGCATAACATTGTATATACTACAAAGCCATTGATTCCACAACATATAGCATTATGTCAAATGCTTCAGGGTTTTGGATATAAATGGGTGCTTGATATGGACGACAACATATTTGACGTTAACAAAGACAACCCTGGTTTTAAAGCGTTTAGTAAAGAAGGACAAGGAGATTCCAGGTTTTGGATTGAAGTAGCTATGCGCGAAGCAGATTTACTAACTGTATCCACAAAAAATCTTAAAGAATTGTATAATAGATATAACAAGAATATATTTATAAATAAGAACACGATTGATTTTCGTTTCTGGCAGCACACCAATGCTTGGGGTGTTAACGGTAAAACGATAATCGGTTGGGCAGGAGCTTCAGGACATTCATTCGATATGGGTTTAATTGAAGAACCTATTAAAGAGTTGAAGAAGAAGTGGGGAGACGAAGTAGAATTCGTATCCTTCGGGGCTGAAAAGCCAGACTTCTTTGACAGACACGTCGATTGGGTTGAGTTACGAAAGTACCCAGAGAAACTATCAGAACTTGGATTCGATATAGGCCTAGCTCCGCTAAGAGATAATTTGTATAATCGAGGTAAATCAAACTTAAGGTGGCTTGAGTATTCAGCATTAAAGGTTCCAACAGTCGCAAGTGACATTGAACCATTCAAGGGTACCAATGCATTGCTATGTACAACACATGACGACTGGGTATCAGCATTAGACACACT